TAAACCAAAAATGCAGAGTTAAATTGCTTAAAAGGGGCGTGGCTGTATACAACAAACACCACACTGATTTGAGCCTGAAGCCACCAAAAAATCTAAAATGTGGCGATGTATATGAAGATCAGTTATGGGCTATAATGCACATATTTGGTGATGCCTGTTTTATGGGGCCTGTTCCGCCTTTTGAAACGGAAATAGAATTAATAGGGAAGTGGTAGAACATTAAAGCTGAATTGCCGCCGCAGGGTGGTGCTTCACTTCGATTAAACACCGTGTAAGGCGGTCATTTCGAGCGCCTGGTTACCCAGCACAAAGGATGCCTATGAAAAAGTACAACATAATTTATGCAGATCCACCGTGGAAATATGACGACAAAGCTCTAAACAAGGGGGGAGCGGAGCGGCATTATGACACCATGACTATTAGCGAGATTTGTGGTTTGCCGATTGCTGAAATTGCCGATGATGATTGTGTATTGCTTATGTGGGCCACCCTCCCTTTGATATTTGAAGCCGAGGCGGTTATTAAATCATGGGGCTTTAAATATAAAACTTGCGCTTTTGCCTGGGTGAAGACTAATAAGAGAACGAATGTAAAACAAACGAGTTTCTTGCCCCATGATAGTTTCGACTCCTTTTGGGGCATGGGAGGGTGGACCCGTTCAAATATTGAAATATGCCTGTTAGCAACGAAAGGCAAGCCACAAAGAGTTGGGAAGGGAGTACACCAGGTTATTTATGCCCCAATAGACAAGCACAGCAAAAAGCCCGAAGAGACAAGAGAAAGGATTATTGAATTGCTGGGGGATCTGCCTAGAGTAGAATTATTTGCAAGGCAACCAAGTGAGGGCTGGGACAGTTGGGGCAATGAGTTTGAAAACACAGTGGCTATTTGTGCTGGGTAACAGGTGAGTTAACCCTGTTGGCTGAAACGAAGTGAAGACAATCCGCTGGTTGAACGATGGGTTCTGAGGCGTGTAACTTAAAGAGAAAAGGAGAAAAACGATGGGATTTAAGACTAAAAAATATGATTGGCTGGACAGCAAAACAAGCAAACCAAAGTATGGTTTTAAAGTTTTCATTGGTGGGGAGTGGTGCCTTGCTGCAGAGAACAATAAACTTCTCCTTTTTGATACACCTGAGGAAAGGGACACATCTGTTAAAGAATTTAAGGCTGAAAGTTAGACAAGCCTTAGAACATTAAAACTGAGGGGCTGCGTTAGCGAAGTGAAACGAGCTATAAGCGGTCACTCTCCAGTGCCTGGTTAGGCAAAACAACTTAAATTAATGGAGGTTAAATTGGATATAAAAATAGCAGCAAAAGAAACGGCAAAATTGATAGATAAGACTGATCTTCCCAACGATCACCCCGAAACAGGGAAATCACATCTTCATTGCATGGCGCGAAAGATTCAAGATGGGATCGTTGAGGGGGAGAAAGCGCACAGGTGGCTTGGTTGGTTGCAGGCATGCGTTTGCATGGGACAAGGGGCTTCATTGGAACAATTGAAATTAATTAATTTTGATGCCTAACGGCTTGATAAGCTGCTTTTTTGAACGCAGTGAAAAAACGTCAGACTTAATTAATTTGTTATAATTTGGAGGATATTATTATGCAAGTGAGTAGATTATGGGAAATGCCTAGCCAGTGGACATTTAAGATGAAGAGCGCTGCCGCGATAATAGAAAAGTATGCCGGAGACGGAAAAGGATGGGCTGACCCATTTGCAGGGATGTATTCAACTGCCGAAATGAGGAATGACATTGAGGGGGATCGGAATGCTACACACAACATGGATGCCCTGGAGTTTCTTAAAACCTTAGAGCCCGGGACATTGAAAGGCATTCTTTTTGACCCACCGTATTCAGTGGAACAATGCCTAAGAAAATACACGCCCAAATTCAAAGGAACGGCAGGCCGAGCAGAATATTGGGCGAGATGTAAAGACGAAATCAAGAGAGCGTTGCCCCGGGATGGGCGGGTAATTTCTTTTTGTTGGGACAGCACTGGTTGCGGCAAGAAGCGCGGCTTTGAAATTGAGGAAATTTTACTTATTTGCCACGGAGCCTGCCACAATGACACGATTGTTACGGTGGAAAGAAAATTATAACAATTAAGCTATGCGGGCTTTGCCGCAGGGAGGGATGGAAAGATGTGCGATTTTTTGGATTGTGAAAAATGGAAAGAACTAAATTGTAGCCAATATAATGCTGATATATTTAAAAAGCCTACTTGCTATAGGCCCCTTACAAGCAAAACGGCCCCCGTGGCAACGCTCCGGCATGAGCGCCTGGTTAAGTTGAGACTCTCGGATGAAGAAATCAAAACCCTGGAGACACATCTTAATATGGTGACGACTACAATGGACGACAGAGACCCTGATTACTTGATGCTGGGAGAAATATACAATAAATTTCTTAAAGCTATCGGAAGCGAGAAAGCAACTTAACGCCTGAATTAACGGGCTTGCGAGGTAACTATGAAGAAAACAATATTGGTAGTTGATGACAGCCAGTTTATAAAAAACCTGATCGAAAAGAGTGTTAGCAAGTCCGCAGCGGAGGCGAAGCCGCAGCCGTTCAATGAATTGTTATGTGGAATTGAGCAGGCTAAAACAGACTATAACGATGACATGGACAGACTTGAGAAGACGTATGATCTTAAAATTAAGCCGATTAGTGAGCGCGAAAGAGAGAGATTGATTAATAAGAGTTGTGGCGATTGACAGCCTGACAGTGACACATAATGTGGAGCTAAACCGACGAGCGAAGCGAGGTCGGAAGGAGTGCAACGACTGAATTTGAGCGTTGGGTTAAGCCGCACGAACCTTAAAGAGACAGGAGGAAGAAGATGATAGAATATTTAGAAACATGGAATATGACAGCCTTTCTTATGGGCACCTGGATACCTTTTATTATTATTTGGGTAGTAACGAAAAAGTACAAAAACGATGCTTTACTTGGGAGCGTAAAATTTGCCGGAAAGTTTGGAACTTGCATAGCTTTGATATTACAGGCCGTAAAAGATATTGCGGCTTAACATGCGATATTAATTATCCTCTATCCGATGAATTATGACTTGTTATAAGAACTTCAAATACTTGCAGCGAATATCTTTAGTGAAACTAGAGGCTGCTAGGAGAGCGAAGTTAGAGCGAGAAATATATTATCCTCCAGACAAGGTTGAAGTGTCTGGTGAGATAAAAACAACTATTAACGGGGAGGCGCATATCCTTTCGTTGATATACAAGGGAAGGGCAGATAGTTTCTACATTTCCTTTGATGGGATAAGGCTTTATTTCAACAGGAAGGGTAATCTTGTTATGAATCAAACACGATGGCCTTTAATTTTAGGGTTATCAGATGCCCATAGATTCATGGGAAAGCAGATAATAAGAAGAAGGTATGAGAGGGAGGTTTGATGGGTAAGAGAAAGAAGTTGCCTGCATTAAAGACGCTTAAGAATAAAGCGTGGGTTTTAATGTCAGAAAAGGTAAGGAACTACTCTTCAGATTACAAGGGCCACTGTTCCTGCGTTACCTGTGGCACCACAAAGCATTACAAAGAGATGCACGCCGGCCACTTCATCCATGCCTCCAAGGGTAGCCTTGTTAGTTACGATGCCCGGAACATTCACCCACAGTGCCCTAAGTGTAATACCTACCAGGGGGGCAACCTGATTGAATACACCCTCTTTATACAAGACAAATATGGGAATCACGTAATTGATGAACTGAAAGCCCTGAAGCAGACAATAATGAAGCGGCCTGATTTCGATAGGGTGATAGCAGAGTTAAGCATTAGCGATGAAGAACATATCACAAGGAGGATACTCGATGATTCATAAGTGCAGGGAATGCAACAAGATCATTTGGCCGTGGCAGGAATTATCGTCTATGAACTCTCTGGGCGGGTTAACATCCCTCTATTATAGGCACCACGCTTGCTTGCCTCATATCATAGTGGGGAAGATACTGAGGGGGATGGGATTTAAGCAGGCGTAACTACTTAGTTTAAGGAGGTAACATGGCAAGAAAGAGAATAGCAATATGCCCGAAATGCGGAGAAAGGCCAAAACGTGAAGGACAAGGTTATTGCCAGGTATGTAATAACATAACACGGTCAGCAAATAAGAAAGTGGCGCTCAAGAAACTCGATTGCGTGAAAGGCGACGGGCCTCTGATAGCAAAGTCAGATTGCATCCGGCTTGTGAGTGATGAGTGTAGAGCCTGTCCGCACGTTAACGATGAGAGCCTAGCCATTGCGGCAGACTTACTATCTATCGAAGAGGAGGAGTCGGATAAATATAGCCCGGCTTCTTACATGGGGTCTGCTGCATATCTTGATGATGCCGGATTTTGAGTGAATTAAAATGGATTCTGTATAAATTAGGTTGAAAATAGTTTTAAGACAGTTCATTGTGGTGGGACATATTGCCCGATGCCGAGGGTAGCTTTGGAAGCAGTATCGGCACTCCTTGCGTGGTGGCATATCAGTCAGTCGAGGTAGTTAAAGGAACCACGTTCGAATCGTGGGGCTGTTATGATAAAAAGCTTGCAACCTAATCCATAAGATGGAATAATGAGTTATTCAAATAGTTAACCACTAACCTTTGTCGAGGTCTGAAGTGAACATTACCTTTAAAAATAAAAATCTCTTGTTATGGATGCCGGTTGCCGGAAGGCGCAGGGGCGGTCATTTCCCGCTCGACAACTCCATAGCAGGGGATTTTTGCGTTTAAGGGGTTAATATGAATTGGAAACAAGGAAACTACATACATGGACCACAGCCGATCATAGTGTATCAATTACATCACTTAAAACAAAAACCATTGAGATACTTTACAAATGTTGGGCGCGTCCATCATGGTGTTCGTCAGCAAGCTATAAAAAAAATAAAGAAAGTTTGCGAGTTTAGGCTTGCCAACGGTATTGAGTATTTGACTTACTACCAGCTTGGACGCATTAGATTTCCATTTCAATGCCAGTGGCTAGGAGACAGGGGGTGTGAACTTAGTATATGGGAGCCTGCTGGATCAATCTTAATATTTTCAAAAATCATAAAAGTTAAAAAAAATCAAAGGATACCCGAAAAAAACTTACACGAATTAGGGCAGTTTTTAAAGGAATTGACAGATAAGATATCTACAGCAATGAGAAGCGTTGAAATAAAACCACAGCTATCATATAAACAATAAATGAAAACTGACATCTGGATGCCAATATACATAGGGGACTACCTGAAGAGTACTTCAAGGCTCACCATGCGTCAACATGGGGCGTATCTTCTCCTAATGATGGAGTACTGGGATAGAGGTATGCTTGTAGCAACCCCAGAGCAATGCTTTATGATTACCAGAGCATTTACAGCAGAAGAGCAGGAAGATGTTAGGTTCGTATTATCTGAGTTTTTTGAGGAAAACGAAAGCCGATATATACAGAAGAGAATGGAAACAGAACTTGCACTGGCCGGGGAAAGGAAAGGAAGGGCTGTAGAAAAAGCAAAGAAGGCAGCACAGGCCAGATGGGGTAATAAGGATGCTTCAAGCAATGCCCCAAGCAATCCTTCAAGTAATGCACAAGGAAAGCTTAAGGAATGCCCTTCATCGTCATCTTCACCTTCATCTTCACAAACATCTAAACCTAAAGAGATTAAGACCGTGGGGAGTAAAAGATTCTCCCCTCCCTCGATAGAAGAAGTTAAGGCTTATTGTCTTGAGCGTAGGAACGGTGTTAATCCTCAAACATGGATAGATCATTATCAGGCAAAGGGGTGGATGATCGGAAAGAATAAAATGAAAGACTGGCAGGCGGCAGTCAGAACGTGGGAATCGAAAGGAGATGGTAATGGAAAAGGCAGCAGGCAGGCACATGGATCTAACGAAGGACAAACAGCCGGAGACCTGGGCGCAGAGGCACTCAGGAGACTCACCGAGGATAGTGGCAATGAAAGCGGTTTTACTTAAGACCTACTTAGCCCTTAATCAAAAGCCTCCAGGTGAGAATGGTCTACTGACAAGAGCCTTGGTAGTAGGCGAGGATCTGGACGACATCCCCACCGAAGAACTGGATTATTGCTTCAGGCAGGCAAGGTTGAGCCGGTCAGATTCTTTCTTTCCTTCCACCGGGGAGGTAATGACTGTATGGGGACATAGGAGTGCTGAGATCGTCAGGTTAAGGGAGAATAAAGAAGGCGAGGTCAAGCAACTATCCGAGCCCGCACCGGAAGGAATAGGAACGGACTGTGATGATTACGTTGCAAACCCTACGCCCGAGAAGCTCAAGAGATTGCAGGATAAATACCCGAATGCGGGATTTTAAACAGGTTTCATGTGATTATTCGAGTAGTCAAAAACAGATAGAGGAGAATAGAGATGGATACGAGAGAGAAGATACTTAAACTACTTTTTGAAGGCAGAAGTGAAATGAAGGGATCAGATTTGATAGCTGACAATATCCTTTCTCTCATCACCCCTCAATGGATAAGCGTGGATGAGAGGTTGCCGGAGGAAGAAGGGTTATATCTTATTCAGTTTGAGAATTTAGAGAGGAGGCCGGGAGGATTGATAACTCACGGAGATAAAGATATGGCAAGCTTGCCTCACATAGGAATAGTGGGATGGTTAGGCCCCCTACCTTCCCCACTAGAGACAAAGGAGGCCATAGATGAGTGAAGAGATAAAGCCGGAATGCGGAACATGTAATTATTGGAACGAAGGATTGGTGGATGTTCCGGGGCGAGGCCAATGTATGAAGCCGAAAGGAAGGGGTGAGATAACCAAGGCTTTTGAAGATTGCGAAGCATGGCGTAATATTACAAATGATGTCGTAACCATAAGGGTAAAATGTATTGGTTGTAAGCAGGAAATGGAAGATTTATTTTTCACTGATGAAGAACCTGATACTCAGCCAGTATGCGGTAGGTGTGCTGAAACAATGGAAGCTTAACCCCTATAAACCAAGAGGGAGGGAAGAGGATGGAAAGTAAACCGTTTGAAGTCGGGAAATATTATGCTCATACAGGAGGCGGAGTTATTCATATTGTTGGGGCAGCTAAAACAACCCTGTACGGATGGACGTTGATTGCCGAAGAACATGGCAGTCCTAATTTGAAGCCTATAGGTGCTGGAGGCGGATATTCTGACAATTGGAATGAGACAACAGAAAAGGTCTGGATGAAAGGATTTAGTAAATAACCAAACCCCATACATACCGTAAAGGAGGAAGAAGGATGGGTAGACAAATCGTGATAGTTGAAATGGCAGCCGAGGACATGCTGGCTGGACACATACCTGAAGACATCTGGCAGCTATCTAAGGGCAATGATGTTTTTTACGAGGATAAAAAGACAGGTGAAATGGTACAGGTGTTGGACTGTACAGATTTATGATTACCGGGTTAAAACGCGCTGCCCTCTACTCTGCCATCAAGATCCTTTCAGTCCGGCAGCGGGAGATAGTGTCTCTCACCCTGGCGGGCAATTCATCGAGGGATATTGCGAAGATTTTAAATCTCAAATCCGATGGATCGGTCCGTAAGACGCGCAGGAGAGCCTACGCAAGGCTTAGAAAACACATGGAGGTGGAAAAATGAAGTTAAAAGATTTTGAATTATGCCGAAACATAGTGAGGAAAGCAAGGGACTCTCCTATAACACTAATTCAATAACAAAACGTAACCCACGGAGGAGGAAGGACAGGGATGGAAATAAAGACAATATCATGGTTCAGTGCAGGAGTATCAAGCGCAGTGGCTACTAAGCTCGTGGTGGACAAGATAGATCGTATTATCTACACGCATATTGAAGATCATCATCCCGACACGTTGCGTTTTGTTAAGGACTGTGAGGAGTGGTTTGGAAAGGAAGTTGAGATAATGCAATCGCCGTATAAAAGTGTCGAGAATGCCTGCTTGAGTGTTGCGTATGTCAACGGCCCCAGAGGGGCAGCTTGCACCAACCTTTTAAAGAGGCGAGTAAGGCAGGAATGGGAGGCAGAGAATCAGTTTTTTAATTGGTTCAACTATGTCTGGGGGATGGATCTCAATGAGGATGAAAGATGTGAACGATTAGAAGAGGCAATGCCAGATCAAGAGCATATATTTTCGTTGAGAGAAAAAGGACTCTCTAAGGAAGATGCTCACAAAATATTGAAAGCCAGTGGCGTCAAACGGCCTGCAATGTATGATTTGGGATATCAAAACAACAACTGCATCGGATGCGTTAAGGGCGGCATGGCGTATCACAACAGAATACGAATCGACTTCCCTGAAGTATTTGAAGCAAGGGCGAAGATGGAACGAAAAATAGGCGCAAGTTGCATCCATACGGACAAAGGTCGGATATTTCTTGATGAGCTAGACCCACAAGCAGGCCGGGATAAACCGCCGATAGTAGAGGACTGCGGCATCATGTGTGAAATGTTGGCGATGTAAAACGTAACCCACCCAAAAGATATTTATCCCTTCTCAATTCAAGCACTTACAGCCCACCAATAGCCAAAACGTAACCCACCCCCTCTCTTTGTTATATAAGAGGGTTAAAACGGAATGGAGGGGGGATTATAAGGGGGGTGTGTAAAGGCTGTTCTTAATATTACTATCATGAATAATACATTTCACAAAGTAGTCTACCCTCAAAGATTATCAGAGTTTGAAGTGCAGTCTGATATCTACCAGGAACTCAAAAAAAAGGGCTTTAATGTCAAGGGAGAAGTTAAGGCCAAGAATTCAAGGCTTGACATTGTAGTATTCGATGATAATAATACTGCTAAGTGCATCATCGAGGTTAAATCACGAGAGAGAGTAAGAAAGACACCACGGAAGTACAGACGAGTGGAGAAGTACGAAGAGCTATTTAACCTTCCCGTTATCGTTTGCATGAACGCATCACAGGTCGAAAGCACTGTAAAACAGGTTGAGGATATCTTTCATGGCTGAAAAAGCTGTCATAGTTGACGAAAAACTCCCAGATCAAGCCTGGACAACAGGCAGAATCAAGAAAGTCATGCAGGCGATGGACAAAGGACTCTCAGCCGAAGAGGCTTACTTTCTCGTTACGGGAAAAAGAGTTATGCACCGAAACACCAAGTCAGACCTTAAAAAGAAACATGATAAATGGCTTTTGTCACGGCCTCAGTTGCAGAAATTAGCCAGCAATGCAGTGAGAGACACCCTGAAGATGATGCCTGTAGAAACCGAGTCCGTTGAAACCTGCCCAGGTTGTAAGGCAGGGCAAGATAAGCCCTCCTGTAAGGTCTGTAGTGGCACAGGAGTACTAAAGACAGTGATTCACCCCTCCTACACTAACCGACTGGCCGCTGCTGCTATGGTGGTAGATCGTGTTGACCCTGTAGTCAGGCAGTCCATGAACCTGAACGTGAACAAGACATTCATTGAGGTTGATCTGGTAAAGTATCAGTGATTGTGGATAACTTTTTCAATCACCACATTGTGGATAACTTTGGAGCTTGATAAAGTACTCGGGCGCTGTAAGTGATGGAATGTAAACAGATAAACTATCCACAGTCCGATAATCGGTATTATGTTAACTCTTTAGGAATACGTAATAATAACAGTAGGTTAATTAACTTATAAACTACTTATAAACATGTTGATAACTTTTGATGGAGGCAGGACATGAAGAAGACCAGCACGAAGCGAGCGAGCAACAGTAAGAAGGTGGGCCTTGGCAAGCAGGTAGCCAAGAAGGCAACCACTGGCATTGCCAAGCAGAAGGCCGCCCGCAAAAAGGCCATGAAAGGACTGTAGGGGTGGGGGGGGGTACACGGGCCAAGACGTGAGCTTGCCCCTTTTAGTTAACCCTGTATCTTGGCCGCATTAAATTTTAAGAAAACGGGATTTGTGAAATGACTGAAGAAGTAAACAGGGATTTAAGTTTTGCTTTACGAGGTTTCCTTAATGGCATTGTAGGCTTTTTCGGGAAGGATTCGAGCGGTGATCTGAATGTCGCCCATGTGGATTCTGAAGGTGCTTTGAAGATAAGTGGTGCTCTTGACTTCGTGGCCGACATTGAGGTTTTGAGCCTTGGGAGTGATAATCTTGACTATGATGACGTCACGACTGATAACGCATCGTTCTCCACTGCTAACAGCTTTGGGTTTACCTCTATCTCTGTCACGATCTTGAATACCGATACGGTGGCGATTGATTTCAGCTTTGACGGTTCGACAGTACATGGGACTATTGACCCCTCTGAACTTAAGTCAATATCACTTGATGTTGCACAGACGAAAGTATACTTTAAGTCATCCGGTGGAAGCCACACTGTGAAGTATTGGGCTATCTGATATGTGTGGTAGAATACATTTATCTCTTCCGAGTGCTTCGGGCGCTCTTAGTGACGGCATACCTGTTTTTTCGGCCCACAGAAATAGTGTCAATCAAACAATTTCACATGCAACAGTCACTAAAATAAAATGGACCACTGAAGACTTCGACAGTCATGGTTATTTTGAACGTGATGCAGATGATAGTGGAGGAGCAACAGAAAGTAGATTTACACCCTTGATTGCTGGAGTATATGTGTTTGTCACAGCCTTACTCTATACAAGTGCAGTGGATCAGAACCGATTGATTGCTTATGTAACTAAAAACGGGGCAATAAGCAAGACGAATAGCATTGCATCATCTGGAACAATCACACAAGGTGTTTTTGTAGTAGCTGCTTTTGAAGCCAACGGTTCTACTGATTATTTCGAGGCTGCTACCTTTCAAAATACTGGAGGAGATTTAACTCTTTCAGGCAGTGCACCAAATACATTTTTCCAGGGGTGGAGGGTTGCATAATGAAGAATATAGCGCAAATAATTGAATACTTATATCCCAATGCAATTCCGCTTGATGACTTCATTGTTTATGATGACGGGAAAAATGTAATTATTAAATTGTGGAAAGTTAAGGATGAGAACGGCGATCCCATTCCAAAACCATCACAACAGATATTAGAAACCAATGAACTTCCAGCGGCTAAATTTATAAAGAAAATACTGTTCAAACAGTATGCCAGAAATGAGGTGGCGGCTTTTGACGATCAAACCATTCAACATCGAGACCAAAAAGAAACTGATGGAGTCACACCTGATTTAAGTGAGGCTGAATATCAACAAGTTTTGAGCACCAAGCAAGATGTAAGGGCGGAATTCAAGGCAAAAAGAAATCTAATCAATGCAGCATTGACCATCCAAGAGGTGGAATCTATCACATGGAAATAGGATGGTCTTGATATGAGTGGTAAAAAAGCAATAGTAACGGTTGTTTCGGGTCCAACAATGAAAGAAACCCTCGGCAAGCTTAATGCTATAGTGGATCGGCTCGAGAAGAGGGAGAACGAGTCGATAACTAGGAAGGTTTTTAATGTCCTAAAAATGCCCGTTATCGGAAAACCGAGAGCAAAAAAAGATGCCTCTGATTGAGAACATAAAGACAATCAAGATTAATGACATAGAGTTTACGCCTGTCGAGGGCGTGAATTACAAAAACAACTACGTCAAAATATTTGATGATGTTGCTAAGGACCCAACGCTTGCTCTCTCAATGTGGAGAAAGCTTATATTGACCGACCTCTTCTTTATCCTCTATTTCGTAATCCGCATCAAGGAAGCCAATCATCCCTTTGTCGTAAAGGCCTGCCAGGACGTTGAAGCCGGGCCGCAAACCATGACCCTCGACGTGTGGGCGCGGGGGCATTATAAATCAACAATCATCACAGTTGCCGAGACGGTTCAATACCACCTTAAAAACCCGGATCACTGTACCTGCATATTCAGTTACAAAAAAGGCGCGGCGGAAAAGTTCCTCGATGCGGTCAGGAAGACATACGAAACCGACATAATGAAAGAATGCTTTCCCGATGAGCTTTACGATAACCCGGAAGCACAATCCCCTTCCTGGAGCCTTGAGAAGGGAATCACCCTGAAGAGAAAGAATAAATCCCGACCACAAAAGACGGTGCAGGCCTCCGGCCTCGTAGAGGGGATGGTGACGGGGGACCACTTCGACCGGCTTGTCTGGGATGATGTTGAAACGGACGACATCGCCGAACAGCCGGATCAGTTAAGGAAATGCTCCCTGAAATTCGATATGTCGCAAAACCTCGGCATGACGACCGGTGTGACCCTTAAAAGAGTCATCGGAACTTACTACAGCCACGCCGGGGCGGTCGTTTATATCAGGGATAAAAAGGACATCCATGGCGAGCCAATGTTTTTGTCAAGGATAATCCCGGCAACGGACGACGGCACCCCCAACGGAAAACCCGTCCTGTTGTCTCAAAAAGACCTGGACGGCAAGAAAACAGATAGCAGTTATAACAGCCAGCAGCTTTGCGACCCTACGCCGGTCGGCAGTAAGAAGCTCGACGGGGCGCTCCTCAAGGATATCGAGCCCGAGGACATCCCCGACAATATCCATAAACTCATGATCGTTGACCCTGCCGGGGACGACGCGACAAGCAAATCAAACGATAATGACCCGTGGGGCTTAATGGTGGCCGGGGTAGACCCTGACTTTGACGACCTCGGGGCGAGTAATATCTATATCACCGATCTGATGATTGAAAAACTCGGCGAGACGGAAGGAACCGAAGAGGCCGTGAGGATGTACCTCCGGGGCGGTGTTATATTTCAACTCGGCGTTGAAAAGGTGGCACTGTCTACCACTGAGATTCATATTTCCAACGCCCTGAAGGTTCACCGGCGCCGGGTGTCCCGTGAGGACAACACACTGTACATCCTCACCCCGGCAGGCCGAAAGAAAAACAGAAGGATTGAAAGCGCTTTGTCATGGCCCCTGTTCAACGGGAAGCTCTTCATTTCGACGGCCATTCCTCAAAAATACCGGGATGCGATCAGGGAGCATCTGGATTCATTCCCGTATGCAAAGCACGACGAGGGGCCGGATATGCTTGCCTACCTCTACGATATGATCCACGACAAGGAAAACAAATACAGGCTTTTGTCATCCCCCCGAAAGAGGAAGCTTTCGATTGTACCTAAAGTACGGGCGGCAGGAGCGGCGGCCCAAAGTTGGCTGGGAGGTTAATTTGAGTAATTCAACAAATAGGTGGCTTTCAAAGGCCCTGCAAGGTTTCTTGCATTCAGTTAGCGCTGTAGTCGGCACAGATTCAAATGATGATCTTAATGTCGTTTATATAGATAATAATGGAGTTTTGCGGGTAAACCTGCGCGATGCTTCCGGTACTCCAATAAATCCAGCCACTGAAGAGACAGTATCTCAGCTTGTATTGACCATAACGAATGCTCTGGATTTTGTGGCATTTGACCTAAATGCAGCAGCATTCAGTGAAATTACTGCAATAACGGACGATTACACCCTTGATTCCGTAGAGTTGAATTTTTCGACCGCCGAGGCGAAAACTATCACAGTTACGAGTGAAGACGGGACGATCTTGTGGGGTGGAGATGTAGACCAAACGGCAGCTAATCAGGGATATCTCTCTACTGCGAAGAATATCTACCTGGACTTTAATCAGAGATCCTTCAAGAGCGGAGATAATATAACCGTCGCGGTTACGCAGTTTGGTTCTGCCGGGACAATGGATTGTATTCTTAAAACAAAAACAGGGTCCAATTCTCTATTAGGTACTCCTAACGTTAAGGTAGTTGATGACGCTGGGAACATATATCAAGATGCAATAAGAAGCCGATGTATGCCGACAGTTGATATAGACCACTTCTTTACTCATGCCGGCGCTAACTTTCAAAACAGTGATACTGACACTGTAGGGGATTTAGAATTTAAAGACTTTTTGATGATAACCCCAGCAGAAGAAATACACTTGATAAATTTTCACTTCACCTCTTCACAAGCTAATGCCGAAATTGTTTTATACGAGGAACCTACAACCTCTGACAACGGAGACCCACTCACGCTGTTCAATAAGAAGAGAACCAGTGTCAATACGGCAGATACTCTTTTGTATGAAGACCCGACCGTTTCAGCAGTTGGCGAGCAATTAGAGCATGATTTAATAGTGGGCGGTAAGCAGAGCGGCGGCAATAGTTTCTCTGAAACAGGGGATGAATGGGTAATCAAACCAAGCACAAAGTATCTCATTAGATATAACAATAAGTCTAACCAAGATGACCTCATGGACTGGAAAATAGGAGTATTGGAGCCTGCACAGGTATGAGTGGGATAAGTGAAAACATAGACGGCGTAGACCGATCAAAGATATTTGGCCGTGTTCTTTGGAATGATATCAATATGCCCGCAAACGCCCTGACTCTTGGCGCCGCCGCTCCTGATTCTATAGGCATCCTCGGAGCCGGGGGTATAAAGGGCCTCGGCTTTGACGGAAATGCAACTGCGGAGTCCTTACATGGGAGTGCCGAAATACTTCATGGATATCTCGAGGGTTCTGACATCTATTTTCATGTTCACTGGATGCCAACAACAGCGAATGCAGGTGATGTGAAATGGCAACTTGAATACTCATGGCAGACAGTAGATGGAACCTTTGCCAACCCTACAATAATATCTATTGTAGATGCGGCAGGTGGTGCGGCATGGAAACACCAATTAGCACCCTTTGCGGCCATAGACGGGTCTGGGATGGGTGTAAACTCAGCCGTTGTATTCAGGTTATTTCGTGACCCTACGGATGGCGACGACGATTATGCCGATGATGCGGCCCTGATTCAGGTGGGCATCCATTATCAGATAGATGTTTATGGTAGTAGGTCTCAGACGGTTAAATAGGAGAGTGAAAAGATATGGCCGACGATAAAAAAACTACCTCAGACTCACATAAGAAGATAATCGAAAGAGCGCTCAAGGACTTCAAGTTTGCCGAAGAAGGGTTCCGCGCGAACAGGGAAAACTACGAAGATGATATAAAGTTTGTCTTCAAGTCTGACCAGTGGCCGGAAGCTATCAAGCGGGAGAGGGAAGAGGATTACCGCCCTTGCCTTACGGTAAACAAACTCAAGAAGTTTGTCAAAAACGTTGCCGGTGATATTCGCCAGAATATGCCTGTAGTGAAATTCAGGCCCGTTGATAGCGTAGGTGATCCCGTTACGGCTGAGATATACGAAGATATCAAGAGAAGCATAAACACCACGCCGGAAGCACAAATGGCCGGGAAGATAGCAATAGAAAACTCTCTCGGCGGCGGGTATTCATTTTACAGGTTTGTCACGAAGGAGGAAGACGATGGATTTGACCAGATAATAGAAAAGAAGAGAATACCAAATTCCCTTACCTGCTACCCCGATCCTTCGGCGCAGGATTACCTTTATGCAGACGGGGGCTTTTTCTTTATAGCCGAGAAGATCCGGAAGGATAACTTTAAGCGCCTCTATCCAAACGCAAGTGACGTTGAATGGGCCTTTGATTATTCCGAGTGGACAGGGGACGATTATAATATTGTGGCGGAATATTACTACAAGGAACCTTTTGACAAAACCATAGTCCAGACGGAGAGCGGCGCTATCTATGAATTAAAAGAAGGGCTCACAAAGGAATCGATTGAGGCTGAAGCAGGCGAGCCCGTCGTGAAAGAGAGAAAGGTCAAGTCTCATAAAGTCATGTGGTGCAAGATGACGGCAGTTGAGGTCATCGAGGGACCGACAGAAATACCGGGTAAATATATTCCGGTTGTCCCCGTCCTCGGGGATGAGGAGTCCCTTGACGGCACACGGACGTTCTACTCCCTCATCCGTGAGAGTAAAGACCCTCAGAGGCTTTATAACTTCTGGCGCACCATGGCGGCGGAGACAATAGCCTTACCAGCCAAAGTACCGTATATCGGGACAGCAGAGCAATTTGAAAATCATGAGCAGGAATGGGATACTGCAAACAGGAAAAACCCATCAAGGCTGACATACAACCATATTCCGAATGTTGCCAAGCCTCAGAGGGAGCGCGCTCCAGAACTTCCCGCCGCCGCCGTAAACGAGGCAAATATTGCCACGGCGGACATTATGGACTCAATGGGTAAGTATCAGGCATCTATGGGG